CACATACGCCGCCGCTTTGAGCACAAGCCACGCCTCGACGTACCAGAGCATAGGGCGCAAGTCGATGCCAAACTCGACCGCTTTGTCGGGTGCCTCGTCCTCCTCGGAGAGCTCTAACGGAAAAATCAGATACGGCGTCTGTGCCACACTATCAGCACGCAGGTTGGTACACCAGAATGTCCAGGCGACCGCCTTGTACAATTCCTGAGCGCCAGACCCATCACCACCCGAGACTGCCCAATCCATAAAATTATCCAGGTCGCCAAGTGTGAGCGCCTTTTTTAGACCGCCCCCTACTATCGACGTCTTGTATGGTCTCATTTATTCATCCAGCCAGTCCCAGTATCCCGTTCCATAATGCGCCAACACCACAGCATCGCCGCAGTCCGGCGATCTGTGTAGGCGCGCCTTGATCTCGTCTTTGCTCTCAATCTGTACCCCACTCGCGCTTAGTTTCCACTTTGGAGCGCACAGGTCGGCCAATAGTTCAGGGTCATCAGGCAGGGCAATGTCGTCGCCCTTCATAGGATCAAGCGCCTCTCGAAAACCCCAGTATGCCTCGGCGCGCACGTTCCGCATTTTCAGCATACCAGAGCGATCGCGGGCCCTTGTGCCTTCTGAGAAATTGACGCCGACGACGTTCAGGTATCTGCCGCCTTCTAGCTCGACATTGTTCAGCGAGTCATATGCCGACGAGCCCACGCCGATAATATCGACGTTTATCGCGGCCTGCATTTCCCCGTCCAAGTCTTGGAGTACCATCAGTTTCAACGAGTCCCCGTCCGGCGTCTCTCGTCCGGGCTTCTTGTGCAACTCACCAAACCAGTTATCAAACCGCTTGCAGGTGACAGACTGGTCATTGCTGCCCCTTGCCACGTCTACGCCCATCGCGGATAGCGGCGTATCCGGTCGCGCTCGCTCTTTCCATCGTCGCTGTGCTTGACGCACCCAGTCGGTCGGGATCACCTGCCACGGGTCGTCATCCACACCAGCGCCAAAATCACCGAATAGCATTTGTGAGCGCAACGGTTCCGGCAATGCTTGCAACTGCGACATATAGCCCGTATCATACAGATATGCGTTATCTTGAATCTGCGCCGGGATAAATGTCCGGCTGCGCGGCGTGATAGCCTCGCCGTTGTGCTCTATCAGTTCTCCGCTATTTACCTCGACATCTTCGCCGTCAATGGCCGCGAACCAGCGTAGCTCGCCCGGTCGCGCCGGATTCGGGTGGTGCTCTGATAGCCACGGCGCCCAGTATTCAATCACCCACTGCCCATCGGAGTGCGTTGGCGGGTTTCCAGCGCACACGACCCGCGTTCTCTGCCCCGGTGTTGTTGTCCTGGTCCACGCAATCGTAAACCGATACTGTGACTCTGTGAACTCGGATACTTCGTCAAATTCAGTTAAGTCTCGCGGTCGCCCCTGGTATCGGCGCTTGTTCTGCTCTAGCATCATCGCGCCAAACTGGAGCGCCCTCCCGCCAGGCAGACCGCGCCAAGCATACTCCTTGCCGTTATATCGGCCATTCTCCCCGATGACTGTTCGGCTGCGCTCAATGAGCCCGGTCGGCCCTTCTAGCTGGCGCAACTCTCGGCGGAATATGATGCTCGTCAGGTGCGATGTGATTGCAAGGCCAAGCAGTAGGTCACTTTTCCCGCCACCCGCCGCGCCTCCGTAATACAGCTCATCCGCTGGACTGAGAAACGCCGCCCACTGTGGGACGCTCTGGGGCACCCACAGTGTCTTGCCCTCCAAGATCGCTTGCAATGAGTCCCGATCGGATGACGTCATAGAGCGTAGTAATGGTTCTAATTTGCTGCTCGGCGGTATAGTTTGCGCTGTTAGCATTCAAGCTCTCATCATTGGTCGTTACGTCTACGAGCTGCTTGGGGGGACCGTCTACTTGGGCATACACCCACTTGAGCAGGTCAAACCAATCGGCAGGAGACAGCTTGAGCGACTTCCCGCCAGGAAAAGACACCTCGCCGGTCGAGACGCCTTCCCACACAAGGCGCGCAGCGACACGCTTGCCGCTTCGTCTCTTGCCGTCTGCGTCCTCAAGCGTCGCGCTGCCAGCACGCTCTAGTATTTCAGTTAGGGCTCTATGTTTCGGCGGTCGCCCATTCGGATTTCCGCTTTGGCCCTTTTTCCACGTCCCCGGTCGTCCCACCTGTTTTCACCTGTTGAGCAGGACGTGGTGTCACCACCACGTCCACCACTACACCATTGATCTGATACGCGGCAAGCTCCGCCATTTGGACGATGGCCGACTCGGGCAAATCAAACGTGATACGGATCCCGCCATCGGCCAAAGTTTGAGCCTTGGCGACCTGCCCCCAGAACTCAGTCGTCACTCATACCTCATCCACTCAGCCTTGCGCTTCGGTACACGCGCCCGCGCCGGTTCTGGTTGTGCCTGCTCTACCTCCCCTGGCGCGCAACGGGTACAGAATATCCAGCTGCTATCATCGGTCATATAGTACGAGTCGCCCTCTTCGAGCAGTCGCCCGCATTGCCGGCAGTGAACTCGAACCATAGCCGGAACTTGGTAAAAGACAGCGTCCTCAGTCACGGCTCCCCCTTTCTGCTACGTCCCACCCTCCGCGCTGATGGCAACGGAGCACTCAGGGGGGGATGAGGCTTCGACGTTACCACCAGCGCGCAAGGCGTCACGCGCCACAGCGCCTATCAACATATCAAGAGTTACTGGCCTTCCCGCAGCTCTATACGCATTGACCAGATCGATCCACTCTTGCTTCTGTTTGTCGCTCAGTTGTAATCCTGCTCGGTCGAATGCGTCTAGGTTATCCATCGCACAACTCCTTTGCGCGACGCTTATAAAAGTCAATCAGATATGCAAGCACTCTTTTAGCGTCCCTGACCCGAATTTCGATACCTCTCTCAGACATCAGAAATTGCTTGTTAAGCTCCTCACCTTCAGACTCACAACCCTTGCACACCATTGCAAAGTCAGCAGCATCCATCAGCAAAAGCCCACTGACGTTGCCTACCCATTCATAGGTTTTTAGACAGATTGGACACGTGAATTTGCTCAATTACACAACCCCCTACCCATCACACCAACCATCAAAGTGCGCTCCCGCGGTAGCCCAGAATGATCTATACCGAGTTGCGCGTCCACCGCTTTGGTTCATCCATCCACGCGCCTCCCAGTACATTAGCCACCAGTATTGTGAGTCAGTCACAAATCCCCCTACCCGCCACGCGCACCGTCCAAAATGTTAGTCACAAATCCCCCTCTTCCGCCAGTGCATCAAACAAGCCACGAGCCGCCTCTTGTACGAATGCCACCCACACCATCACGTGCTTGTTACCTAGATATTCACTGCGCCACTGCCTCAGTAGCGCTTGGGCATACGGCCTGTCCATCATTATAGTTGAGTTGTTCAATGTCGCCAAGTGACAGGCCGCAAAAAAGACGAACTCAAATTCTTCCTTGGATAACTCTAGCTTTTCGTCAATCACAAATCCCCCTATCCCTACACTCCCTAGCCACTGCTGACAGATTGATCACCTTCCCCGTCATACTCAACTCAAACCCCACGTGAATGACCGGCGCGTCGGCCACAATGGGCAAACACTGGTCCCCTGTGACCACACAATGGTCCCCGAATGGCCCAGCATCGAGCGCACGAAACATCCCTACGCCGGGAATGTAGATCAAGTCGCCACACTGCCAGGTGATGCCATAATTTTTGAATGGTAGCGCAAGCCACTTGGGGGATTTTGAGTCATAGTAGAGGGGATTGGAGGGAGTTGAGCAAAACAGGGGCATACCGACATATTCACCACCGTAGGCGGCAATCGAACCTTGGACTGTATTGGCTAGAACTAGCGCCGTGATCGCTTCCATTTGCACCTACTGCGGCGCGGTGGGGATGTCCCCAAACTGCGATAGATTACAGATTGGCCCACCGCGCCAGACTAAGGAGATCAGACTGAACCGGGATGGAGTCCGGTTCACTGTCCAGTATAAACTATTTTAGACTCCTTGTCAATAGGATTGGCGCAAGGTTATGACGTGTCAAGCGGCCCTACCCGATAAACTCGCTCACGACCTGCGGCGTCGCTGTGTCGAACCCTACGCAGTCCAGCATCCCAGCATCGCTTGGGTCGGCAATCGCAAATCCAGAGCTTGTCATTCCGACCGTTGCCAGCTTAGCATCGATCCCGGTTTGACGTCGATATTCCTGTAGCGCCTGGAACGGGTGAATATTCCCCGCCCACGTCTCGTTGTCGGTATAGATGACAAACGAGTCCACGCCTATCCTGCGCTGCATAGCATCCAACATCGGCACAGCGCAGTCCGTGCGGTCAAACGGCAGGCCAGAAATAGCCCGGATCACATCATCCAGTCGTTGACGGGGCGAGATATTCAGCGGAGTCATTCCGCCAGAAAACCCGGTAATGTAGCTTTTGGACTCTACTCGCGCCGTAATAAGCGCCATCGCCGCGCTTGCCTCTCGTGCCGTGATGGGCATTCCTGCAATCGTGGCCATCCCCATTGAGCCGGATACGTCGAGCGCCAGATTGATCCGTTTCCCCGTTAGAGTCACGTTTCCGAATGCACCATAGAACGCATCGTCGAGCGCATCAACTACACCGGCCACGGGAGACCATCTCAGCGATCCGCGCATACCGTGTCCCTGCTGATAGATTTTGAGCGCAACCAGAACGGACAGCGGGTGCACCCGCGACCGCCGTAGATATTCGCTGTCGTTCAGCCGCGCCCAAACAGTGCGTGCCGCATTCGACAGGGGGG